AATGAATTGATGCAACAAATAGATAAAGCATTCCTTAGCAGACAAGGTACTCAAAGAAATGCAGAAAGAGTTACAGCAGAAGAAGTTAGAGCAGATGCACAAGAATTAGAATCAGCATTAACTGGTATGTATTCTACTATGAGTAAGAAGTTCAGTAAGTGGTTGGTTCTACAAGTTATGAAAGAGCTAAAGATTAAATTCAATGCTATAGATGTAAATGTAATTACTGGATTAGATGCACTAGGTAAGAACTTAGAAGCTCAAAAACTAGATGGATTTATGATGAGATTGGCTCAAATGAAATACACTGAATATATCAATGAATCTGAAGTTATTACTAGATATGCTAGTTATGATGGTATTGATACTACTGGTTTAATTAAAACTCCAGCAGAAGTATCAAAACAACGACAAGCTGCTGCAGATGCTCAAGCTAAACAAGCTATGATGGAATCAGGTGCTAATCAAATGGGTCAAAATGTAATTAACGCTGCAATACCAGATCCAAGTAAGCAACCACAACAATAGTAGTCTACGGCATTCAAGGAGATGTAAGTCCGTAGATCAAAATAAATAAGGAGAATGATATGATTATTGAAGTATCAAAAGAGCAATTACAAGAGTGGAGAAAATCAGATGGTAGTTTAACTCTAGAAGAGTTTGTAACTAGTAGTAAACCAAAGACTGAAAGAGAAACTATAGTAGAGAAATTAGAATCTAAAGGTATTGCTTATAAGAAGAACCAAAAAACTGTAGATTTAAAAGCTATGCTTGGAGATGAGTAATGGAAGAAAATTTAGATTTAGAATTAGATGAACAAATTGAAGATATTGGATCTGATGAAGAAGTAGATTGGAAAGCTAAAGCTGAAGAACTAGAAGCTAAGATGGAAGAGTTGGCTAAAAAGAATGAGTCAGCAGAAGATGTAGCTAAAAGATTAAAGGATGAGAAATCTCAATCTAAAAGGCAAGAGGTAGAAACTCAAAAGCAACAAGAAATGAGTTCTAAGAAGAATGAGTTTATCAATGCTAATATACAATCATTTATAGAAAATGGTATGGTAGCTACAGATGAACAATTGGCTCAAGCTAAAGAATTAGGTATAACTCCAGAGCAAATAGAATTAGCTAGTTATAAAGCTAGAGATAATGTTCAAAAGATATATGGAATTGTAGGTGGTAAAGATGAGTATAATTCTATGCTTGATACTATGGCTGAACATCTAACTGATGCAGAAAAAGATGAGTATACTAAAGCTATACAAAATCCAAATCTAAGTACATATGCAGTTAAAGGTTTATATGCTGATTACTTAAAACTATCAGGAAAAGAACCAAATGTATCTAAGGATAATAGGATAGTTGCTAATGTTTCTGCTAAAAGTACTGGTGGGGTATACTCAGATATGCAAGAATATTATGCAGATATGAGAAAGATGAGAAGTATGCCATCTACGGAACAATCGGGGTTCTATAAACAAATTCAAGCGAAGGTAAATCGAAGTAATTTAGTTTAAGAAATTTTTAAGCTTAATTATGGAGTAATTTCATTACAACAATATAGTTAGGCTCTGACCTAACTTGAATACTACACAAATAGCTCACAATGATATTCTGAGTTTGTTTAAGTAGAGTCTTTTAGGTTGAGCATAACAAAGATTGTACAAATTTAAACAAACGAGGAAACTAAAATGTCAGGAATAATTCTAACAGGAAATACAACAGGTAATACACTTTCAAGAGATGTATTTATGGAAGTTAAAGAATCTTTTAATAGCACAAACATTATGTTGCCATTAATTGAAACTAAATACTTAGCTTCAGGACACGCTGCACAATTCATTATCGGTGGTAAAGATACAAGTGCATTAGCAAAAACACAAGGTAGATCAGGTGCTACTACAGCTACTGGTTCAGATATTACAATTAACCCAGTAAAAATGGATGAAAGAATTATCAATCTTGATAATGTAGTATATGATGCTAGACAAATTGATGAAGCAGAAGAAAAAGTTGCTCAATACGATGTAAGATCTCCTATCACTAGAATGATTGGTTCAGTACTTGCTCAATACATTGATAAAAAAATTATCACTACTCTTGGTTTAGCTTGTGAAGCTACTGGTGTTGCAGGTAATCCATCAGCTCCAGCAGTATTAGTAAATAGTGTTATTGCTTCAGGAACAACTGCTAAAGATAAAGGTAATGCATTAGGTGAAACAATTATGTTAGCTATTGCTAAACTTAAAAAAGTTGATAACTATAATGAAAAAGTTGTACTTGTAGATCCAGTATCTGCTGCTTACTTGGCTCAATCAGATTTCATCAATAAAGATTACACTTCAGGTGATAATGGTGGATTAGACAATGGTAAAATTGGTATGGTTGGTGGAGCTAAAGTTTATGAAACTAATCATTTAGATGCTGCTACAAATATTGAAGGTTTACAAGCATTTGTATTCTCTAAAGAAGCTGTAGGTTATGCAATTCTTGAAGATGTTAAAACAGAAGTAAACTATGACTATAGAAAATTCGGTACTTTAATCTCTGGAAGATTCAAAACTGGTTGTGGTGTACTTAGACCAGAATGTGCAATCGCTATTGCAAGTTCAGTTC